GATATGGAATGACTATGTAAAAACTGGTAAAGTAAAAGGCTTTTCTATAGAGGGATATTTTGCAGACAAATTAGAGAAACCTAAAGCAGAATTATCATCAGATCAAAAGCAATTAGAAGAACTTAAAAAAATATTATCATAACGAAAAGCAAAAATAAATAAGTAATTTAATTATATATACATGAACACAGAGAGTAGAGTTTTTAATAAACTAGCAGAAGTAGAGAAAGTTGAGTTGGCAACGCAGAAAGTAGAGTTAGGTGTCATACAAGAATTAGTTTCTTTAAACAATAAGATTGATAAATTTTTAAGCAATGCTTATAGTGATTTTAATCCGTTTTTTGATAAAATAAATAGCAAAGCAAAAACAAACATTAAAGAGATAACTAATTTAATAAGTAAAACTGAATCAAAAATAGCTGAAGTTAAAAAAATGGAAAAAGAATTAGGTGTTACTGTTTTTGGAAAAGGAACAACTAAAGATTTAGAAACAAATTTAAAGTATATGAAAGGCGATGTTTTAAGAGAAATGAAAGCTCTTTCTAGTGCAAGAATGGGTAAAATAATATAATTAACTAAATATATGAGCAAAGAAAAAACATTATTAAACAAAGCTAGAACTTTACTTGGAATACAAGTGAAGCTAGAGCAAATGACGCTAGAGAATGGTGCAGTTTTAGAAGCTGAAGTATTTGAAGCTGGAGCAGAAATATTCGTAGTCGCTGAAAATGAGCGAGTACCCGTACCAATTGGAAAATATGAGGCTGAAGGCAAAACTATCGTAGTTTCAGAAGAGGGAGTAATTGGAGAAATCAAAGAAGCTGGAGCAGAAGAAGAAGCACCAGTTGCAGAAGAAGCACCAGTAGAAGAAGAAGAGTTAGCAACAGCAGAAGCTACTCCTAAAAAAATAGTTAAATCAATATCAGAAGAAATGTTCTTCTCAGAAATTGAAAAGCTACGAAGCGAAATAAACGAACTAAAACTATCTAAAGTTGAAGAAAAAGTAGAGTTATCTGCTCAACCAGAAGTAGAAGGAATTTCTCACAATCCAGAGAGAGCAACAGAAAAGAAAAACTTAAATCTATCTGCTCAAAAAGGAAGAAGCACAATACAATCAAGAATCTTTAATAAAATAAACAATAAATAACAATGGCTACAACTGCAAACATTAGTTCCTCATATGTAGGAGAATTTGCTCAAGATTATGTCTCAGCAATGCTTTTAAGTGGTAACACTTTAGCAAACGGATTAATAGAAATTAAACCAAATGTAAAATTCAGAGAAACTTTAACAAGATTAGAATTAGACGGACTAGTTGCCGATGCTTCTTGTGATTTTTCTGATACTGGTACTTTAAATTGGACAGAAAGAACTATAGAGCCTAAATCTCTACAAGTAAACTTAAAACTTTGTAAGACTACTTTTAGAAGTACTTTTGAAGGTGGTTCAATGGGTGCATCTGCACACGACAATTTCCCATCAAAATTATCTGATTTTATTATCGGTAAAACATCTGCTAAAATAGCACAAGCGACTGAGATTTCTATATGGGGTGGAACTGCTGTTGCTGGTGATTTTCCTGGATTTACAACTTTATTAGCTGCTGATGCTGCTCATACTGGAGCTAAGAAAATTACTGGAGAAGCTGTAACTTCTGCAAACGTAGTAGCTCAATTAGGTTTAGTTGCTGATGCAATTCCAGAGCAATTGTTACAAGATGAAGGACTTTTCATTTATGTAGCAAACAATGTTTTTAGAGCTTACAAAAGAGCTTTAGGTGGTTTCCAAGCAAATGGGCAAGGAGCTAACGGATATATGGCACAAGGAAATAACCAAGACATAGACATCCAGTCTTTTGATGGTATTAAAGTTGTTCCAGTAAATGGTTTACCAGCTAACAAAATGATTGCAACTGTAAAAGAAAATTTATTCTTTGCAACTGGATTGCTATCTGATCAAAACGAAGTTCGTACAATTGATATGGCTGACATTGATGGATCACAAAATGTAAGATTTATCGCTCGTTATACAGCAGCTGTAAATTATGCGGTAGTTGAAGATATCGTATCATACGGATTAGGTTTATAATCTAATAAATAATAATAATAAAGGGTAGGTAGATTATCTACTTACCCTTTTTTTAATAACTTAAAACACATACATACAATGGCTTGTTTAACACTTACATCTGGTCGTACTTTACCATGTTCTAAAAAAGTTGGTGGCTTGAAAGCGGTATATTTTGCGGATTTCGGAACTTTAGGAACTGCTACAAAAAGTGGCTCTGAGATTACTGCTTTCTCTGGAACACCAGACTTTTACAAATATGATATAAATGGAGGAGCGTCACTTGAAACGACTGTAAATTCATCCAAAGAAAACGGAACTTTATTTTATACTCAAACTTTAAATTTAACTTTGCTTGTACTTGATAAAGCTACACAAGAGCAAATAAAAATTTTAGCAACTAGTAAACCTCATGTTGCTGTTGAAGATTACAATGGTACGTTCTTTTTAATTGGTTTAGAAAATGGAGCAGATACAACTGGTGGTTCTATTGTAACTGGTGCTTCAATGGCTGATGCACAATCGTTCACTTTAACGCTAGAAGCAATGGAGGTAGATCCAGCGTTTTTTGTTGAAGCATCTGTGATACCAGCTTTAGCATCCGCAACACAAATAAATCCAAACGCATAGTTTTTTTTCATAATTTGTTTGAATTGAAAAAGGCAATCTTAATTGATTGTCTTTTTTTTTGCTTTAAATAAATAAAAAAGGCTTTAAAAATCATTATATAAGTATGAAAGTATTGCTACATACTACAGATGCACAAACTGTGCATATTATACCTAGAGTATATGCTTCATCTGTTACTTTAAGAGTGAGGGATGACAGCTCAAATACATCTGTTGATCTGTTAGTTACTGGCACAAAATCTGGTAACTACCTTGTATTGAGTACTGTTTTTGATTTAAAAGAAGGTAGATTTTATGATTTAAAAGTTTACAACGGACAAGGAGCAGTCACAGAAAAAGACATTATATATCGTGACAAGCTTTTTTGTACTGACCAATCAACAAACCAATCAAACAACGAGCATTATTCAGTTAATAAGAATGAGTATGTTGAAAAGAGTGGTAATAATGACTTTATAATATTATAATGAAAAAACGAATAAATAAAGTAAGACCACAAGCACCAACAAAACAAGTACAATCTAATGTAAGTTTTGTGAATTTGTCATCTTACACAACACCAGAGATAGTAGAATCTAAAAACAGAGATTGGGTAGAGTTTGGTTCTGATAATGACTTTTTCAGTACACTAATTGACAAAGCCAACGGAAGTGCTACAAATAGTGCATGTATCAATTCTATTTCTCAGATGATATATGGTAAAGGCTTGTCTGCTACAGATAGTGCGAGGAGACCTGAACAATATGCAAGAATGATCTCTTTATTTAAAAAAGATGATGTAAGAAGGTTTGCTTATGATTTAAAGTTATCTGGTCAATGTGCTATGCAAGTAATTTACGCAAAGGATAAAAAGACTATTGAAAAGGTTGAACATTTACCAATTGAGACTCTAAGAGCTGAGAAATGTAGCGCAGAAGATAAAGAGGTTCAAGCTTACTACTACTTCCCTAAATGGGAGGATATAAGACCATCTGACAAGCCAGAAAGAATACCATCGTTTGGAGTTTCTGATACACCAAAACCAATTGAGATATTGTATGTTAAACCTTATGAGGCTGGTATGTACTACTACAGTACACCAGACTATATTGGAGGGTTGCAATATGCAGAGTTAGAAGAAGAAGTATCTAACTATCACTTAAATAATATTTCTAATGGTCTTGCTCCTAGCATGTTAATCTCGATGAATAATGGAGTACCAGATGAAGATCAACAAAGGTTAGTTGAAAACAAGATAAAACAAAAATTTAGTGGATCGTCTAATGCTGGTAAATTTATACTTGCTTTTAACGACAATAAAGAGAGTGCTGCAACAATCGAAGCAGTTCAGTTATCAGATGCACACAATCAATACCAATTCTTGAGTGATGAATCTCAAAAGAAAATAATGGTAGCTCATAGAATTGTATCTCCTATGTTATTAGGTATTAAAGATAGTTCTGGTTTCGGTAACAATGCAGAAGAATTAAAAGACAGTTCGATACTAATGAACAACATGGTTATAGCACCATTTCAAGAGCTTTTAACAGATGCCTTTGATAAAATATTAGCGTTTAATAAGATTAGCTTAAACCTATACTTTAAGACATTACAGCCATTGCAGTTCTTAGACTTAGATAAC